TACTGTTGTACTCAGTAAGCGCCCGATTATAAGCGTTCTGGTACTCCTGAGACCCCATGTCCTGACCGTATCGTTGAGCAGCACGAAGAGCATTTCCAGAGATCAGCCCACCTCTCGCAGCGGCTTGTCGGTCAAGCGTTTTCATTCCCTCCTGAAGTCGGAAGGCGTAACCCGGGTCTTGCTGAAACTGGTCTTTCGTGTAAGTGAAAGCGTCAGGGAGTTCGTACACCCCTTTCGATATTTCTTTGAGGGCATTGGTACCTGCCACCTGCCATGGACGCTGGAGCGCTCTTTGCTCATTCCATTGGCGTTCCTGCATCATGAGCTGACGGTTAGCAACATCAGCGTCCGATTCTGCAGCAGCCCATCCTGCTCTCTTCTGTGCACTTGCTGCTTTTTTAGCAGATTGATGTTGACTCGCCACTCCTACAGCGGCTACAGCAGCAGCGACCCATGTCATTGTAAATCTCCTAACACTTTCATTTCGTTAGTGATCTTGAGAAGATTCTTGGAATCGAACATGGCAGTATCATCGGGTTCGATGAGTTCTGATTCGATTTCATCAAGATCTGTCTTATCTGTGCGATGTACTGTAATACCAATGGCATCAGTAACTGCCAACGTTATCCGTTTAGTTCCCGGCTTTGATTCAACCACGTCACCCGCTACCAGTTTCCTCATTCCTTTCTCTGTCCATACGATGATCTCGCCCATCGCACACAAGAATAAGTGGTGCTGTTTATGTACTTTACCAACGATCACCGTACCTGCAGGACGAAACACCTTGCGACAGTACATCCCTGACTCGGAGAAATAATGTTCCGTTGGTAGATCAACCTGAGGCATCGTAATCAATTCGGCCTGTATTTGATCGATCTGTTCTCGGGTAGGCGTTACGAGTTCGTTAAGAGTGGTCAGATCCATCATGATACCTCTCTACCACTCGCCCGAATATTGATAACCGTGGCAGCACTTGCGATAGTGCTAATGAACCCTCCAGGGGCAAGTACATGACCCACCAGCTCAGGGAACGTGTAGGTTTCACCAGCCTGGAGAGTCTTGGTTTTCACGATCAAGTTCTGGTTACCGGCAGTATCCGAAGACGTCACAAGGTTCACACTGATCGTTCTCGCTGTAGAAGCATCGTAATTGGTAGCGGTGAACTTATCGATGATCGTGGTGACCCCGGTCGCCGTGTATTGGGTAGTTTGAGAATTTTCTGCGTTCTTAGCTGCGATAAGAACTTTCGGATTGACGGCCATGGTGTTTCCTATATGACGACAGGGGTCACTGTTAGTATAGCTGATGGGACAGCAGGACGCGCGAACGCTGCTGTGCCGGTGGCGCCTACTTCAGCAGCATGATGCGATATGCTGACGTTTGTGTCATCTGACGCCCACATTAATTGAATGTAGTCTCCTACGTTCAGTTCAATCACGTAGTTCCATGAAGGGACTATAGTCCACGCACTACCTGATATCGTTATATATGAATTACTGTTTGCGATATCTGTACCGTTTTTCCTGAACCATGCCCATATCAATTTCGTGGCAGCGCTCCCGCTCTCCAACTGTAACGAAAACTGAAAATTGAACTTACCTTTTACAGAAGCCGTTATCTGACTGCTGGAGACAATTGAGAACCCGTCAGTCAAGTTTGTGGTATCGAATGTAACAGCCTGGGGGGTATAAGTTGCCGCAATAGACTGATCCGTTAAATCGACAAATTGAGCATAGGACTTTAGTCGAGGTTCTGGTTCAACTCTCGGTGTTACATTAAGTGCATCAATTTGTTTCTGAACTTCGCATAACTGATCAACCGGATACCCGTTGACTGTTGACCATAGCGCATCAAGTTGTTTCTGAATTTCTGATACTTGATCCGATAATCCGTCAGACAGGCGCGACGGGTCATCAGGTAAAACTACGGGCACGACAGGAGGCAGCGTTTCAAGCTGATTGGTCAGTGCGTATAATCTCTGCTCGTCTTGCTGCTGATCCGCTGGTCCAAGTTGAAGGTCTACCAGGGTTACAGTATTAGTACCCCCTCCAGTGAGATTAAACAGACTCAGGAAGAAGCGATACCACTCACGAGAGATCAACCCGGTCCGGAGGTCAGTGAAAGGAACACGAGGTGGTGTGATATTCGTTTGATCAGGCATTGGTGCTGCTCGCTATCAACTCGGCACCCATGATCTTAATCTCTACCGCATCGGTTCCTGAGATTTCATAAACCCGATCACGTAGTTTTTTCGTCATCCCGAGGCGACGCCAGATTACCCGTTTCCCGTACTCTCCGATTCTACCCAACGGCTTCCAGTGATAATTTGACCACGTGTGACCCCCGTCGTCAGACCATCTCAGTCTCGCTTGAGGATCTTCACCCTGTCCATCGTTAAGACCGACACCTGACTGAATGTCGAGCTGTAACGAGTGGTGCGTGGACCGTTTGAGATCATTCTCTCCAGGAGGCAGTGCACGCCATGATCTGAGCCACTTCTGAATCTCAGAATCATCTGAATAAGTGGTCATATCAAACGCGTAAATCTTACCATTCTGATAGTCTCCCACCAGAATCTCATTATTGAAATTCACTTGGTAATTGCTACGATGACGAGTGAATGATCCATTACTGAACCCTGCCCGTTCGTGCCATGCCTGGGTCGATACGTCGTAAACCCACGTCTTATCAGCCGAAGGGAACGTCAGCACGTAGAACGTGTGTCCGTCTTGCTGATAAGTGTAACCAACAGCATCAGATACATCCCCGTAACTCTGAATCTGCCACTCTACCGCATGAGTTGATATTCTCTGACCAGTGTACCCACTGGCTTGGTAGACCATCCCGTTACCACGGGCATCCTTCCCTAACCAGAAAATGACATTGTCACCTTTAGCTATCGAGTAAGCAGCGGCGCACCCTATTTCGTTGAACGCCCCTTGGATTCTCTCCAATGGAAAATCCTGGCTAGCTGCGTTGTACCACACCTCGACACTGTTGGTACCGAACACCCACACTTCACGATGGTCGATGATGATACCGACCACACCATCAGGTGAACCTTCGGCACTGGCGAAATCAAGTGCGTCGATGTCCGTACCATCAAGGAGAGCAGTGATCCATATCTGCTGACTGTTCGGAGGATTAAATACGAAATACCCGTCGAGATACCCGACCGTCACAGCACCGGGGAAATCAGCATCCGTGATCTGAGATAGCAGGGTCGATGACGAGTTGTAGATGTAACTTATCCCGTTACATGCTACAAACATCTGAGTACCGTTATCCGACATGCTCACCGGTCCAGTACCACCTACAGTCCCAATCAGTGTTGACGAGTATGAGGTGTTCATTCGATACAATGAGCTACCTGACACTATGTAACAGGTACCTCCGAATTCCCATAACCCTCTTATTGGGCCAGTACCTACTGTAGCGACAAGTCTAAGCCCTGCCGTTCTTGACAGAAACGCGGGTTCTTTTCCACCCTCGGGGACAATCTCAGGGAAAAGATTAACCATCCGATTATCAGCGGCATTCGGTGAACGTGCCTGATACGCGCTTCCCAGAATCGGAGTCTTCATTAATAGTTCCCTGCGTAAACGTTAAACCGTTGACGAGTTGCCACGATGGCGTAAGGAAGCGACATCAGATCATCAGGGTTATTGATCCTCTTGAGATTCCGCTTACTGACGACTGCGATACGTTGAACCTGAGGGGACGGTTCTACACCCCACTCTGGAGCAAGCTCACATGCAAGGTTGTAACGGAAGGCACGAAGGTAGCCAGGAGGGAATGCTAAAACTGTGGATAAGTTCGCAGGTTGGGATAGCTCCTCAACACTGATGAAATGGAATTCAAGCGCACGGGTAGGTACCGGGTACACTGTCATTTCGATATCAGGGTGGGCCATGTTGACGAACATAACCTGTGGATAAGTGCTCGTAACAGTCTTTACCGCTATCCCGTCATATTGCTGCTGGTTTATCTGTTGGATGCCGTACGACACCCCGGTACTCGGGTCACGGAAATAAGTGGCAGAATCAAGAAGAACAGGCCTTGTCCCCACTAAGCTACCGGTGGGTCCGAGAGTTCTCGACGCGGTACTGGCAGGCCACGTGAACACCTGATCTTGTGTCGAATAAACCGACAGTCTCTCGGTATTCCAGGAATCGATCATTTGATTGAGAGCCATTAACCCGTCCTGTTCCTCGGACGCATCAGCAGTTTCCCCGGAAGCCAGCACTCCCAGAAGCCGGAGAGCACCGTTTATCTGGTCGCGGGCTGTAGCCATGGGTTAACCCTCTTTCTGTTTTTTCTTCATACTCAATGCGTTCAATGGTACTACATCAGAAGGGGTTCTATTTCGTTCCGCTTCTGGGTCATACCGAACCCATCCGTGTTTCTCGTCGTATTGTGCTTCCTGTTCACAGATAGCCACTTTGGACCCGTGAAGGAAGTGTTTCAAGTATATGTGCATAAGTTGAAAGAGGGGATTTCTCCCCTCTCCTTTAGCTATTGGCCATCAGCCCGAGAGCTTTCAGACCAGTGATAATACCGTTGATATCCGTCTGCAGTGCTGCGATCTGGGTGGTAGTCAGATACGCAGTAGCAGCCGTTGCCAACGTCCCCAGATTGATCGTAGTCAGTGCTCCGATCTGGGTCGTCGGGGTAGCCCCGAAAAACCCAGCGGTACCGCCACTGGTACCGATCACGGCACCGTCAAGCTGAGGGTCAGAGTAAGCAACACCTACCGGTTTACTGTTCGGCATACATTACCCCTTAACCAATACGATACAGAGTCCAGGTACCAGTGCCGGTTTTACGAGCACGGAACAACTGAGCAGTACCGGCAGTAGCGACAACCGTAGCCAGACCGACGATAGTCCAACCAGTACCGACTGCCAGGGTGATAACACCAGAACCCGAACCGTCTACGTTCACCACACTGAAGTCGAACGAACTGTCCACCTTGGCGTTAACCAAAGCGGCTTCAGTCAGTGCGACCGTGGGTAAGGTGTAGGTTGCTGCGCTTGATCCAGGACTACCCAGAAGGATGCCGGTCATCAGTTGAGCAATGGTTAAAGTAGCCGTTGACGTTGCTGTCGCCGGGGTAGGTTGAACACCAATAACGACTTCGTTAGTGTTACCGTCACCTAACTGACGGCCTCCACCGATTGAAGGAAGTGCCATGATTATATCCTCACAAAGTTAAAGGTTAGCCCCACATCCGGCAAGCCATCTGCGGACGAATCACACCGTAACCGTAAAGTACGTCGATGCGGCAAGGCATACGGTCATTGTTGATGTCGTACTGACGAACAATACGCAGCGAGATGCCGTTATGGACGGCACGCGATGCCATGTCTACACCTTGGGGCAGTAACAAGTCAGCCGTAGCAAACGTGATGGCGTCCTTATGGTAAATCAAGTTCTGTGCGTACTGGGTGCTTGCCGAACCAATGAAGGTAACGGTCTTGCTGTTACCGGGCAACGCATCCACCGTGGCCAGTGCATGAGCTGACGAGTAGATCGGTGACACGGTGACATCGGCAGCACCGCCACCAGAAGCCGTTACATCCGCCAGCACGACGAACTGGAACAATGAACCAGTGGATTCACGGGTTTGCGGGTTGACCATGTAGCAGTCGGCAACGGTGAACACGTCACCTGCCTTGATCGTACCGCTGGCGCCAAGACCGGTCAGACTGATCGTAGTGGCACCCTGGGTACTTACAGCAGCAGACGTAGTACCGTTGGTACGAGAACCAGTGGTGAACATCTTGATCGACTGAGACATATTAATCTCGTCATACCCGAGAACACCTTCACCCATCATGCCGCTTTTGAACTGACGAGAGATGGTACCGGTCGGATTGAACAGACCTTTCATACCCTCAACCAGACCAGCGTTAGCAGCCGGGTTAACGGTAGCGTAACGGGAAGACATGAGAGCAGCGTTCTCGTTCAACTTCTGCTGACCCTGGAGAAGTACCAGAGACGTGGTAGGAGTAGTACCAGGAGTGCCCACAGAGTTACCGATATACTTGTAAGCATTCGCTACATCGGCGTCGATGCTTGCAGCCAACTGACTGATACGTGGTTTCAGTACACGATCTGCGAAATCGTCCAATTGCATGGTCAATTCAGCAGAAGTGAAGTTCACGCCGATATGCTTCTGAGAAGACACCGTCAATGTGGTGTACTGCTCGTTGTCGTCTTGTACCTGGAGCGCTGCACCATCGGTAACCAGTGCGCGATCAGGCAAACGGATGCGCAAGGTGGAACCGATTTTCGCACCCTCGGTCGCAAATGAATCGTCATACTGACGGTTACAGTTACGGGTGATTACGAGGTTGTTTTCCAAGATCTCCAGCGCTTTGCGGGTGATCATGTCAATAGTAAGTAACGAGTTACTCATTTAAGTTTTCCTTTCAAAATCATAAGCGTTGCTGCGCCTGCATTTTCCGTATCTGGCGTTGCCGTTCCGCTTCAATCCATTCCGATGTTGACATGGTTTTGATTGACCGGGGGTCAGTCGTGTCATAACTCGGATTTCCTGAAGCTCTGGCTGTCACCGGAGTAATCGGGGCAGGTGCAGAGGTTGTTTTCTTGACCGGGGGAGCATCGGCTAACTTAGCTTCGATTTTCCCGATCTCGCGTGCCTGCATTACGGGAGACAGTTGATAGATACGCTCGGCTTCTTTTGGATTCGATCCAAGATAATACGCTACATCAGGTCCAACATCTGACGCTCTGATCGTCTCGGCCATGGTGTCGGAAATAGGAACATTGTCGTTATACGCAACTTGTTCGAAGTCCTCGTATTTTTCAAATGCTTTTTCTTCTCGGTCCGCATATGCCTTGTTGATCTCGGCCAGATATTTCTGACGATCCCGCTGTTCAACCAGTTGTTGCGCCAGTGCGTAAGGGTCTGGTTGCTCATCACCTTGAGATTCCACAGGAGCCGTTTGAGCTGGCGGTCTGACTTGCGTTTCCGCTTGTCTGGCGGCTTGCTCGCGTTCCCATTTTCTCTGCTCTCGTGCAAGTCGTTTGCTGACAATCGAATCAACATCCTCCTGAGTAAACGTCTTGATTACAGGAGTTTCTTGATTTACATCAGTCGCTTGCTCCGGCGTAATGACTTCAGAAGCAGGTACTGCCGTAGTAACCTGTTCCGGCACGGAACCTTGTTCCGCTACATTTTGAACATCTGACATTTTTTGAATCCTTAGATTCCCTGGTGGTCCGCACCAGTACGGTTACATTGAGTATAGTTAATTATCTAGTGCTAGTCATTTTAATGTAATCGCAGCGTATCAGTCTGCCGCCTGCTGCCCGACTAAACCCGGCGATAACAGGGGTAACCGGGGCCGCTCCATTCAACGCGTTGGTCATTGCTGTGCCGACAAGCACACCGTTCCTGAAAAAAGTGGCCGTGTTGCCGGTCGCCGGAAACTCTATGCGCAGCGTCTCATAAACCGCCTGAGCTGGCGCTACCCCAGAGTTTTGGGGGGTCGCCGCTACACCGCTATTCGCCCCTACCAACCACCAATTATCTGTTGTCATTGCCGTATCAAACAGCCAGCCGCACGCATCATTCCGGTTTACTGTAACGCCGTCACCAACCCCGGACGCGTTTGCAGGCATTGCCAGTGTTCCGGCTTGGTTTGTTACCCCGACAAAGAACGCCATATCTGTAGGCGTGCTTACAATCGACACTCGCGCCTCAAAAACCATTTTCCCAAGTGCTGGCTGCCACGTCAGCGCCGAATCAAGCTGCACACCATTGACCGCCATCGTGCCCGCCGCGTCGTCGCCTGTCGTCATCGACATCAGCCCCAGCAACTGGTTAGCAGTGAGTACAGGCGCTACGCACTGCGGATCAGTGCCCGCAAGCGCGCCCCACAAATCAGCATTTAGTGTATCACCCACAAAATCATCGAACACAACGACTGGAGGGTTAGGTTCTCTATCGAAATAGTCGAATCCTTTATTGCCGCTGGTGACATCAGTGCCAGTTGTCGACAGGTTTATTGCTGATGACGAGTTGCCTCGCGCATCGTTGCTGGTGATGACCAGCGAGCTGGTTCCGACTGTTTTAATGCCGTCTACCGAGCCAGATATCAAGTTGTCAGAAATGAGACCTTCGCAGCCCTCTGCGTAAATCCCGGCCTGGTATCCGCCTGGGGCAGACGCGCCGTTTGTTACTATGTTGTTACCTGTAACGGTCGTGTCCTCTGCGCCATTCATCGACACGCCAGCATAACCATTATTGCCCATCGTGTTGCCGGTGATGTTGTTTGCTGACCCCTCTGTGATGCTGACGCCGGGGCCTAAATTGCTGCTGAAATTATTGCCTGATGCGTTGTTCCACTTGACGAGCGCGCTAACGCTTTCCTCGATGTGAAACCCGGCCCCCGACTGCGTAAAATCAGGTCGGTTGAAAATGCTCGTGTTGCCTGTCACGTTGTTGTGATGCGCGGTTTGGCCAACGCCAGACGCTTCTATCACTATCCCAATACACGTGTCTGTTACGTAGTTGTCGCTAACTTTATTGTAATTCGAGCAAAAAATATAAATTCCGTAACCAGAATCGACTTTACCGGCAGTGATAACATTGTTTTTCATGATCCGGTTACCGTACCCAGCAGAAACCAATATCCCAGTTCCATACGTGTTGAGCACATTCAGACTTTCAACTTTTGCATAAGTGCATGTTGATAAAACCACCCCGCTCCCACTCGTTTGATTTAAATAGTTTCCGTCAAGCGTGAAATTGATCAATTCAATATTTGCCGTGCTCGTGCTTATAATTGCGTTATTATTCGATCCGTTTGCCACTTTTAATATTGACGTCTCACCGTTACCGACAATTCCTTTTCCTGTTGGAATAGTAAGCTGTGTGAATAGAAACGGGCCGCCGTCAAATGTCGCGCGGTCGTTGGAGTTTATCGCAGATTGTATCGCTGTCGTGTTAGTGGCTGCTGATGCGTTCGTTGCTGCGCCGTATCGCAGGATGTTGCCGGGTTCGTAGTAGTAATTTGTGGGCGTTACGCCCGCTGCTATTTCAGCAGATGTTCTTTCATAAATCAGACCTTCCAATGCTGACTGAACTGTGCCGCTTGGTCCGTTCGTTATAGAAAAATAGATATCGTTAGCTACCCCTACCCCTATATTCTCCTCGGTGTAGACAGGCACGTCATCTGTGGTATGGAGTACGAAATCATAAAGTGAATTACCAAGCCATAGCGATACCTCTCCACGAGAATCAAGGATTATCGGATTAGTATGCGGTGTCCCACCTCCCGCATCAGTATAAGTAGCCAGAGGCGTTTCTGTTCCTGCGGCGTAGGTGTAAAGTTTACCTCCGACAAGAGGATCACCGTTGTCGTCGAAAAACTGTAATCGCGGTACCGGTGAAATGCGGGCCATTAAATAATCCTCTTATCTTAATTTCGTCACTGGGTACTGTTATTTACAACCGAGAACCCGCTAAACGATTCAACATCGTTACCCACACCATCCTCTACCCCGTCACCCGGCTGCACGTAATCCAAGGTAATTGTCTCAGCACTACCTATCGCTCTACTTATAGTGTAGACCAGGACATTACCCGGAGTAGGAGCAGGAGGTTCCGAGTCTTCAAGATTGAGTTGAAACAGCAGTGCCAAGGACATTATTTGTACCCGATGTTAACGATAACCTCGTTCGCCCCTGGTGCACCAGTGTCGTTATCTGCTACACCTGTAGTCGCCGCTGCTGTGATTGCTGTTGAAAACGCTAAACCGTGCGGGATATCCAGCACAAAACCACCTGTTGCTGGCAAATAATAGGTCAACACAGGGGTGGTCGTACCCACCGTGACGTTTGCAGCAGTAGCATTGTAAAACTTCAGGTATCGTGCACTGGCGTTAGTGTTGAACGCAGTAATGGAGTAAACTTGTCCCGCACTCGCCTTAATTTCTTCTTCCGATTCATCGAGGTCAATGCTGCGAAAAATCGTCAGGCCACCTGTGGTGTCAGGTTTCGGGGTAACGTGCTGCGCTCTTCCTGCTGTCATCGCGAATGCGCCAGCGTCGCCGCTGTCCACCTGATCCGTTGTGTAAACTCCACCCACAACAGAAAGTAAACTGGTGGCAGGGGTGAACGCCGCGTCATCGACTTGCGGATCAATCGTATTACCGTTACTGTCTTTGATGACGACACACGCGTCCCGATTGACAGTCATGCGGATGGCACCAGCGTCGTTGGCATTAACGGTATCGGTCGTTGCGACACCCATCATCACAAGACCTTTGCTTGTACCTACCGTGTATGCTGCGTCATCAGTAAATACCGCGTCATCAATCAACTGTAACGCCGTGAGTGATGCGCCGTTCTCCTGGACTACAAAAGTACCTGCGTTCGTAACTGCATGTGATCCTACGGTCACAGTTCCAGATACCGCTACCGTTCCGTCTACGGTGATCGATCCGCCGTTATCATCAATTGAGACAACGCCAGTTGAATCGTTCGCGATAGTAACCCTAAGAGCTGTCGCCTCTGCACCACCCCCGACTACGCTGAGAGCAGCGTTATCAACTGTTAGCGATGCGCCGTTATCATCGACAGAAACTACCCCTGTTGAGTCCGATGCAAGGGTGACACGTAACGCAGTTGCTTCTGTACCACCACCGACTGCTGCATCAGCAGCAGCACCGTCTGCCCCAAGGGAAAGCTTAACCCGCTGATACTTAACCCCACCGATATCATCAGAGGCGATAACATCGCCACCAGTACCAGCGTTTAAAGTTGTATTGTCTGCCATTTATCCAACTCCCAGAAGTAATAGTTTTGAACCTGTTGACCCGCCGCCACCGCCACCAACTGTAGGATTATCGCCGGTATCGCTGGTTACTGTACCGTTTACCGTAAGAGTTCTGCCGTTGAGTCCGACGAGAGATGCCCCGGTTAACGCCCAGTACTCGACAAGCGAACCACTAGCAATGGTAGATGGGTCAGCCCCTCCCGCAAGGGAAGCTACCTCAGGGTCGCTAAGCTCACTACTCCAGAGGGTAACGTGAGCGACCTTGCCGTCGATAGGCGATAGGCCAGTATCCCGAATCATGGACCCAATCGAGAATCCAGGGGTAGCTGGAGTCTGGAATGCCCCACAGAACCCGCCATCTACATCCTCAGTTAAGGCTCTAACGTTAGCTACTGTACCATCAGTGTATGTGGCAGTTATTGGTATCCATGTACCGGTGGAGGCTGTACCGCTAGTTGCCGCGTTGCCTCCATATTCTTGCTGCACAAGAGTACGAATAGCACCAGAGAGTACGTTAAGCGCTACATAATGACTGGAAGTGTTCTCATAGGTACACACCATACCTGAGCTAGTAGTAGCGAGCTTAATCCATGCGAATAAGGTAACGGGGTCCGCCGTTATCCCCATCGCACCTGCATAGCTGAGGTAGTTACCAGATGCTCCTGTGAATACTCTACTCATTACACAAGACTCGACGTTGAGACTTCAAAGACATCGAGCAGCCATGGTAAGTCGCCGTTACCAACGTAACTACCGCTTTGTGCTGACCCCATCAAATAACCTTGGTGCACACCCACACCTCCTTCATAAAACCCAGCATTAGTTTTGTTGTAGATTTGCGTCCATGAATTTTCGTCTTCCCATCTGCGCCATACGCGAATCTGCCCGTTTGCTGCGCCGTTACTCGACTCAGGGCGGAGATGGTAAACAATCTGCATCCATCGTCCAGCGTCTGCTGTTGCATTAATGAAATCGTCGTAAACGTCATCTTCCGGTACCGCTACACCGCCATCCTGAACAACCAACTTCGCATTGCCTGTACCGCCCGTACCAGTCGTTGGGCGCAACTGAAAAGTTACATCCCCAGCACCATCGTAGTCAGCAGTCCAGAAAGCCGCCCATTTCGCGTTGCTGCCTTCGTAGTGGAAGTTCGGAGGCACTTTGATCCAGTAGCGAACCCACACGTCGTTGTAATGCGCGCCAAGCGAAAACCGCTGTTCGGCCATCTGGTTAATGGTGTCGTAATAGCGAATACGAACGCAGCGCGAACCCTGTTTGGGCGTGAAATCTTGACCGGGGTACGTGGCTGTAGGCGTTGGATATATGCGCGTGGCCACACCATCGACCATGCCTACAATCGATGTCGCATACGTGCCATCCCACGTAAACAGGTTGCCACTGTTTAGGTCGCAATCTGTACCTGCAACGGTTAAATCAGAGGTCTCGAAGTTATCGATTACCAAGTTCGCAGCAGGTAACGAAATACCACCACCTGACGTGGTAGCGTTTACGTTGCTCGTGTAGCTTGAGTACGTTGAGCTGATCAGTGCCCGAATGCGGTAATACCAAGTCCCATCAGCCAAATCGCCGTTAACGTAGGAGCTGGTTCCAGCCGCAACCACAACGATTTCGGACCATCCTGTTGTACCGTTCGCGCTGCGCTCGATGCTGTGCTGTGCAGCGCCGCTGTTGGTATCGGTCCAGCTAATTGTAATCGACGAACCGCTTGCGTTTGCTGCGGGCGATGTCGGGACGTTAACGGTAATGGAAACGGTGGCGCTTACCGCTGCTGTGTAGCTCGATACTGATGCACCGATGATTGCGCGGATGCGGTAGTACGTGGTGCCAGCAGCCTGCCCAGTAATAACGTGTGACGTTACCCCAGCGGATTTCGTTGTAACTGTTGTCCAACCGCTTGTCCCGTTTGCACTGACTTCAATCAACGTCTGCGCGGTGCCTGCGTTGGTGTCTGTCCATGTCAGTGTGATCTGATCACCTGATACACTGGATTGTAGGTTAGTAGGTAGCTCCACGGGTACTGATTGAGACATTTTAATTTCAACGAAAAATGTGCGCGCCCTCGAAACAGAGCCGCCAAAAGTCGTTGATGCTGCCGACCATGACGCAATTGTCGAGGTGGTCCGGTATGCTGCCAGAGTGTCAATTGCGTCCTGTGTGTAAT